AATTTGAATAAATCTTTGCGTATTTCATCGGTAACTACACTTTCATCTACATGGGCTTTAGTCTCAAGTAGTTTTTTCTTTTGTTCTTCACTTGCAATCTCAAACTGATCCATATCTAAATCGACTATGCCACTACAGTACCAATCTAGGTAGTCACCTTCACCGCGTATATCAGCAATGATTGCCCCTGCATGTCGCCAACTGCAACTCCATTTTTTCTCGGTTAGTATAGGCCATACTTCATTACACATGAAGTCATTGTTACACATTGCTGCGTATAGATGCTGGGCATAGATTTTATCACTTTTAACTTTTTCTATTACCCAATCTGTGGAACGCAAGTCATATTCTAAGTTATCTACTTTAGGGATGAGTATACTATCTTCCTCATCCCAGTCTATCATATCATTTTTCATCAGTTTTTTTGACTCTTTGCTTACTGTAGAAAATATGATTGCCAATACGTGCTACTTGCTTGTAGGGCCATGCTGGGTCAACATGTATTGAGTGAAAGAACAATGTTGTCTTTGGAACAACATCTTTATACATACCCATCATTGCTTGATATGCAACCATTTCAGCTTGCTTGTATTTTGCGCTTGATGTATTTGGATCACCTTTACCTTCGCATACCCAACTAAACTGACATACGACATTTTCGTTGATAGTAGTCTTTTGATAGATTACTTTACACGGAGTCTCAGCAAATCCATGATTAACACGATTCAATACCACTCTGGCGACGGCGGCTTGTCCAGGCATTGCCTCAGTACCCGCTTCATAATAGATATTTCTTGCCATACACGCAAGTTGTTTCATATCAATTTTCTTTATATTACTAGTAATATCTGGAAAAGTGTATAATGATTGAGTAGGCACAGGAATTACCATGATTGATAAAAACATCATGGACAGTAATACTATTTTATTTTTTAAAGATAAAAACATAATTTTCCTTTTCTGTAGTATACTACAGTTTTGATTAATAACCAAATGTTTTGGTTATTGAACCCAGCAATCGCAATTACATGTGATTACATCGTTGATAGCTTGTGCTATTGATGGTACTGAAGGCAACAGTACCGAAGAATTGTCTATAGTATTTAGCGGAATAGGAATGATGTTCACAGGTTCTGCTAAACTTCCGGGTATTACTATTGGGTCAGGTGCTGTTATGGGACTCGTATCAGCAGGATAAGCTGGTGCAGCATCTGCTGCATTCAACGGAACAGTATCAGGTATATTGTTATCTAATGGAATACCAACTAAATTTAATCTAGCTTGATTTCTATTTTCACGCATCATGCCCACTATACTTTGCCCAGTTACATTAGTTAAATCACTAATAGCTTCTAATGTCTGTGCAGCCATATTAGGTTGTGTGCTTAATGCGTAAGTGGGTATGTTATCTACAAAACTATATACGGTTGTTGTTGTATATCCAGGTGTTGTACTAATTCCGTTATACCTAGCCCGTTGTTCTATATTCAATTGTGTTGCAGTTTGGTTATACAAACTATTAAGTTGTGTTGCTTGTATAGGAGAAACATTCTTTATTGCTGCTATCTCTGTATTAGCCAAATCAATTTGTGCTTGTACTGCCGTGTTTAATCCAACACTAGAACCTTGTGTAGCAGTATACAAGTTTGTATATATAGTGGCTAATGTTGGTGTTTGTATAGCTTGTATCAATGACTGCATTGTCAGCCACGGATAGGGTAACCCAGACATGCACCCAAAGAAATCACTATATGTATAAGTATTGCTTGCTCCGCTGCCTAACGCAATTGAAGTCAATGCTGCTTGTGCATTCGTGATATTAGTTGGAACATTTGTACCATTTACTAGATTCAATCCCTGTGTAGTCTCTAGGTTAGCTACCACTTGAGCAAATTTTTCTATAGGTATGTTAGTAATATTTTTTACCTGCTGCATAGACATAGAGAATGCACCTGCTGCAACTGCTATATCTGCTGGAATCAAATCTTGCAAGTATGAACCAAATCCTTGCGGAATAACTTGTATATTGTTGATACTAGAATACCCAGTATAAGATATTTGTGCTGTGCCTGATGCAGTAGTTGAGCCTATTTGTGATTTTATAGCCGGCGCAGTTATTGCTGAATTCAAACTTCCACTACTTGTGTATATAGGATAATATGTTTTGCTATTAGTAGACTGTGTTTGCCCTACGTTGTACACTGGCACAGTTAGTGTCAAATAACTAGTAGGGAACATTTTATTTGGATTTAATAAATCTGCTAATGTTTCTAAACCGGTTGTTTTGCAATTTAATGAAATTAGTATCTCGTCTAAATCAACACCTGCTATTATTAGAAACGCCCCATAAATCATTTGTTGTTGATTTGAAGTTACATTACTATTACTAGTTGCACTATCTACGTCAGAAATAGATAAGCCGCTAGCCAGCAATGCGATACGCAATGATGCTGTCAATCCATTAGCATTCTTTATAGTAGCTAGTAGATTAGAAGGTAAGCCAAATGTAGATATAGTTTTTAAATCTAGTGCTTTGCCTAAGTTGACTAAATCTTTTCCAAAATCAGTAGTTGATAAACTTACTCCAGTAACATCTGCTGTGGTTAAATCGTTCATGTTACTATACGTACCTGCTAAAAATTCTAAAGAATTTTGTAAAGTCATTATAGATTGATTTGATTGGCTTATGTATGATCCAGCTTCTTGAAAAGAACCTAAGAAATCTGTATAGCTTGGTAATGTAGAATTATAATTGTATTCATTATATGCTTGCCAAGAGAATAATCTAAAATATCCGTAACTAGCATTCTGCCCAGTATAGGCAAAATTATAACTCTGAATACCTGAATATGTGCTAGGTGGACTATTGCCCAATGCAGGGATAGTTGTGCTACCTATTGCTAATAAATTAGTATAAGTTGACAATGACATGTCACCTGCATTGTATCTTACATAGCCTTGTCTTATTGCATTTGTTAAATTATTAAGTACAGTATTAGAGATTATAGTACCATATGTGTAATTACTAACGCTGGTACTAGAACCCATTATAGCACTAGTGGGTGCATTAATTCCTATGCCGGTATTTTGCAATAACCCGCTTAATGAGTTTACACCTAAAGGACTTTGTTTACCTGAATCGCTCATGGTACAAACACATCCTCACTACCTTGAACAATACTATGCCCGCATGTATTTCCTGAACCAACTCTTAGTACAGGATCACCTTCAGCAAATACAGTAGGACTACCCTCAGTGGTGTTAGGACTATCATGAGGTGGGTGGGGAGGGCCCCATGGTGCATGTGGTGTTATAGGACTAGGATGCAATCCAACTTTAATGCCATTAGCAAATACCGTGCCGGCACCACGAACTATTTGTCCGCCCGGTTGATTTGTGTCACCCTTCCTACTCAACTTTGCCATATTATCCTAATACGATTTTCTTATCTGGTACTTTAATTCCAGTGGTTGCTTCTAAATACTTCATTCTAATATTGTCATCTGTCTCTGCATAAAGACTAATACTAGTAGTATTTAGTGTAAATTTACCCTTAGGATTTGCAGTAAACATGCTAGGTATCATTTGCATACCTTGTTGACCTGGCGCAATACTAACTGGTTCTTCAATGATGATATTATCTCTAGTGATATCAACTACCTTAGTAATCAATTCTTCGCCGCTATTCAATTTAATTGTAAATACTTTTCCAATTTCCATTATACACTTTCTGTTAATTTTTTTCTGAGTTCTGTAAACCCACCCACAAGTTCTCCATCCAAGAAGATTTGCGGAACTGATCGGGCAGTTGGTACTGCCTCTAATAATTCTTCTTTGGTGTAACCGTCACCAATTTTCTTTTCTTCAAACTGTATCCCTTTATTCTTTAGCAATGCTTTTGCTTGGTCGCAATAAGGGCAGTCGTACTTACTCCATACAATTGCTTTCATGTTATTTCCTTTTATAAATTTGGTAATTGGTCGTAATCAAGACTTTCGCTCATCACTCCCAATACATAATTTGTTGATTCGTTTTCTTGTAGTGCAGTCTGCTTCTTACTGGTGTCACTATGTTTGTTGAACCATGGTATAGGGGTACTCTTTGGGCTGTTTCCCTGATACTTAATACCAATCTCTTTCAATGCACCCACTGCTGTGTAATCAACAAAGTCTTTCAATACATTGGCATTCAATCCAATGACTGGCCCTTTGTTGAACAAATAATCTGCCCAAGATTTTTCTTCAGCAATCACCTCTGCATACAATTGATAAACTTCACCTTCGCATTCTCGTTTTGCTTTGGCAAAACGTTCATCTTCTTTTACAACTTGATTGATTATATATGCAGTCCAACCTTTATGTAATAGTTCATCTTGGAGAATTAAACTGATAATATTACCATTGCCAATAAAGATTTTGTTCTCAACCATTGCTAAACTTGTAGCAAAACTTACCATGAATCTAAATGCTTCTAGTGCATAGCTTGCGTTCAATGCTAACCAGATAGATTTGATATGGCTTTCTTCGCTTACTGATTTTGGATTAATCTCTTTAAAACAATTGAGTTCGTGTAGTTTATCATAGTACTTACCAATGCTTGATGCCATATCTACAATCTCTTGTGTATCATGTATAGTATTGAATACATCTTTTGGTACATTATAAATATTGCGGATGATATGGCTATAACTCTTGCTGTGTATGTTTGTCTCAAAGAAGCCCCAATTGTACATCAATGCTTCTAGTTCTGGTATACTACAAACAGGTGTAAACACTTGTGTTGGGCCGCGACCCTGTAAACTATCTAATGCTGTTTGTCGTAGTAAGTTGCTAGTGAAGATATGCTTGACTGCTTCACTAGCTTCTTTAAAGTCATTAGCATCTTTGGTCAAACTTATTTCTTCTGGTTGCCAAAAGAATCCCCGTGCAGTACTATCAAAGTCTGCAAGTTTTTTATATTTTACTTCCTCAAAACGTTGGATAGTGACTGGACCTTGCGGGTCTAGAAACATCTTACGATTCAGGTAGTCTGTCTTTGTGTGTAAATTATATTGTTCTTTGCTCATTTTATTACGCTATCCGCAGTTACTTGTATATTGCTGATGCTCCAATAGCCACCTGTACTGTTGCATAATGCACCCCATGAACAACTGTTGTTCCACCATGGAGCACTACCTGGACCAGTTGGACTAAAGCCTTGCCAGAATGATAGATTCAACCAATAGCCATTCTTCATACTGGTGATTAATGAAGTCATGTCTACACTAGCACTACCTTCGGCGCCTGTACCAACAGTACTATCATATACTATCACAAAATTACCATTTTGTGAATATGTTACTGTCATTGTAGGAGTTGTTCCGTATGTGAAATCAGTTACCATATCAAACGGTTTAGTCATATCAATAACACCAACCATGCTGTGTAGTCCGTTAGTAGCAGTAGGTGAACTCGTCATTGACGAATAATTAAAGCAACTGTTGTTGGCTGTGCTTGCGAAAGAATACTCATATCGTTGAGGAGCACTAGAACCACCTGTACCTAAATGTAATGTAGATTGTGTGATCTTATTGCCATTTGTTTCTATCATA